GATGTTAGTTACTACTGAAATGTTACTTGAAAATAGTAAAAAGATAAATAATAAAGAAAGAGAAAAAGTAAAAATCTATGTGAAAGAACTTAATGGAGAGATTGAATGTGAGTTACTTAATAAAGAAGATTATTTAGATTTAATCTTATCAAAAGAAAAAGATAAGGATTTAGAGGTTATATATAATTCTTGTCCTATTTTTAGAGATGATAAATTAATAGATAGATTAGGTTGCAAAGCTAGACCAACACAAGTTGTAGCAAAAGTTTTAAAGGACCCAACAATCTATAAGTTATCTGATCTTATTTTAGTAGCTTCTGGGTATGGTGAAGTAGATTTGGTTAGGCTAGCAGAAGAAACAAAAAACTAATAGAGAGCGACTGGAAATTAAGTACAGTCGCTCATTACGTAAATAGAGGGCATACTTTGGAACAACTTAGGAAACTTTCTGAAAAAGACCTATTTTATATGTACCTTTTAAAAGAATAATGCTATAATATTGAATATTAAATTCATTTTAGGAGGAGAAATTTATGAAAAAGTTTTTATTAATGCTATTTGTTTTTATTTCTGTTATTAGTTTTGGTGCTACAAGATATGTTACTAAGAATGGTACATTCCCTTATACAAGAACTAAAGAACAATTGGATGATATTTTTATGTATGTTAATTCAAAGGATATGCCTGCTTTGGAAAAATATATGAATCAACTGATAAATAGCGGTAATGGAGGTTACTTAAAACCAGGATTAGAAGTTGAAGTAGTTGATACAGCAGATTTTGCTAGTGTAGTAAAAATTAGATTGGTTGGAGATACAATTCAATGTTGGACTGTTAGAGAAGCAATCCAAAGAAAATAATATAAGTTTAGAAATTTAAGAGGAGTATAAAAGCTCCTCTTTTTTATTTGGAGGTGAAAATTTGGAGCATGTATTAAGTGCTAGATTGGAACTTAAAGATAAATTTACATCTGTAATATCTAAAGCAGAAAAAGGACTTGCTGGACTTTATCAAAAAGCTAAATCTATGAATTGGGAAAAGGTTAATAGTGGACTTAATAAATTCGGAGCAGTTGCTATTGGTGGACTTGCAGGAATAGGTGCTATTGCTGGAAGTTCTCTAACTGCTTTTGCAGATTTAGAAGATCAAGTTAGAAGAAATAAAGCTATTATGGGAGCAACAGCAACAGAAGAAAATATGTTAATGGCTCAAACAAGAGAACTTGGAAGAAGTACAAGATTTACAGCTCAAGAAGTGGCACAAGCACAAATGTATCAAGCTATGGCTGGAATGAAAACAAATGAAGTATTGGAAATGACACCAAAACTTTTAAAGCTTTCTATTGCTTCAGGGGAAGATTTAGCAAGTACATCGGATCTTCTTACTGATAACATAAGTGCTTTTGGATTGACATTGCAAGATGCTGATAGGTTTATGGATGTTATGGCTGCAACAGCTAATAATACAAATACAAGCATTGCACAACTAGGAGAAGCATATAAGTATGTGGCATCTACTTCAAGAAACTTTGAAAGTTTAGAAGAAACAAATATTATTCTAGGATTATTAGCAGACAGTGGACTTAAAGGTTCTATTGCAGGAAGAAATTTAGCAGCAATTTATGCAAGACTTTCTAAAACAACTCCTGACATGGATAAGGCTTTAAAAAAGGTTGGTGTAACTCTTTATGATAATAATGGGAAATTTAAAGGACTTAGAAAAATTATAGAAGAATTAAAACCTAAACTTGCCGCTATGTCAGAAGAACAAAGAAACTATTTCTTAGCTACTATTGCTGGAACAGAAGGTTTAAAAGTAATGAATAATCTTCTAGGAACTTCAAAAGAAGGAATAGAAAAAGCAGAGAAAGCAATATTAAATGCCAATGGTGCAACTGAAAAAATGGCTAATGAAATGGGAAAGACTACTAAAAATAAAATAGCTGAATTTAAAAGTGCTGTTGACGATCTAAAAATATCTATTGGAGAAGGGTTAGCTCCAACAGCAGTAGATTTTATAAATAAATTCACAGATAAAATGGCAGAATTAAACTCAAAAGGTACTTTTAACACAGAAAATGTGGAAGCTTATTTTAATAGAATATTTACTCTTACAGCAGAGGCTATAAAAGGTTTTGCTGCATTAAAAGCAGCAGCTATGGCAGAAAAAATTTTCCCAGGAACAGGTAAATATGTTATAGGAAGTTATGCTGCATATAAAGCAGGTAAATTTGTTGGAGACTGGGCTGGAGAAAAACTAGGAAGAACTAAAAATAAATGGGAATTAAGAAAAGAATACCAAGCAAAAGGCTATTCTTGGGATGAAGCTAATGCACAAGCACAAAAAGACATAGAAACAATGGACTTGAGAAACAGTAAAACAGATACTGATGAAAATATAATGTATATAAAACAAAATATGTTAAAAGAAAAATTAAGAGATAATAGAAATTCTGGAAAAGGAATAGAGCAGTTGATGAAAGAAACAGAAGAAGATTTTAAAGAAAGAAGAAGAATTGCTAAATTAACTCCAGAAGAATTATCAAAAGAGCAAACAATTCAAAAAAATAAAACTGTTAATTCTTTAAATAGACCACTTGGAACAATAAATATAAGCCAAAATAAAGAAAAAACAGACCTAGAAAAAGTTAGTGATAAGTTAGGACTTAAAGCTCCTATATCTCCATTATCATCTACTTTCTCTCCTCAAGTAAATGTAGAAATAAATAAAAATGAAATTCTTGAAACTAAAAAAGAGAATATCCCTACTATCTCCCCTATTATTAATCTTAAAAATGACAAAGATAAATTTGTAAAAGATAAAGCTTTAAATCTACCAGTAAAAGATATTTCTAACAAAAAAGAAGACCCTAAAAAAGAAATAATAAAAATAGCAACCCCTAATTATGATAGATTAACTTCTAAGTTAATCAGTGCTATTGAGGAACAAAGAAAAAACACAAAAACAGTAGTTGAAAATAAAAACTTAAATTATATAGTTAAACCTTCTGAAAAAATAAAAGTTCCAGAAGATAAAAAAAATAATAAAGATATTAAGGTACCACCTCAAAATGTAACATTTTCACCTCAGGTAAATGTAAATATGGGTGGAATAACAATAAAAAATGAAGTTGATATAGAAAAGACTGCTGAAATGGCTAAACAAAAAATAGAGAAAGAGTTAAGAAATTATGTGCAAATAACAAAATAAAGGAGATGATGTTATGAGACCAACATTTATACTGGTTAAAGATAGCACTAACACTCCTTTTTTCTTTGTAGTACCACCATTGGATTTAAGGATAGAGAGTGAGCAGGATTTACAAATTATAAGAATAATTGATTTAGGAGAGAAAACATTAATTGGAAATAGAAAAGCTGAAAAAATTAGTTTTTCTACATTTTTTCCAAATATGAAATCTCCTTTTTTTAGTTATATTCTCTCTACTACTCCAGCTAATTGTATGGAAACTTTAACAAAACTAAAAAATAATAAGGATAAATTAACTTTAATTATCCCAGAGTTTAATATTTTCTTTAAATGCTATATTCAAACTTTATATTTTTCTGTTACTGAAAGAACAGGAGATATAGATGTGGAAATAACTCTTGTAGAGATAGAGAAAAATAAAACTTTAACAGATGTAGCAAGAGGGCTATTAGAGAGGTAAATATATGGAAAAATTAAAAATTTATGTGGATGGAAAAGAATATAAGAATATATTTACTAGGGTTATTTGGAGTGGAGCAATTCACGGAACTGCAAGGAAATTAGAAGTTGAATATCTAGGAGATATCATAACTAATCTAGGAGATGAAATTATCTTTTCTTATGAAGAAGAAAGATTGTTTTATGGTAAAGTTTTTCAACATTCCAGGAAAGGTGAATCTGAATTAAAAAG